TGCTGTTCTGCACTTCAATAGCTTGCGTAGAAGTGTTCTGAACGGCTACCGTACTGCAGCATCCACGAGGAACATCAATGTAAGCCTGTGCAGAAACATTGAAGAAATTCTCTACTGCTGCCGGAGTTACAATCATTCTTGTGGACTGCAAAGGTTCTCCGTCTACTGCCAGTGCAAGGGAAATTTCCTCAACAGTTCCACCAGTGGGAATCTGAATGTTGCCGGAATAACTTACAAGGAATCTTGCACGACACTGATTAGTGATACCTCTTAACTTCACAATTCCGGATCCCTCTCTATGATTGATACAGTTACTTCCATTTACGGCAGTTTCGGTAAAAGCAACGTCTGCTCCTGCTGCCACAGTCTGTAATGCTACTGCTGTATATTCAGCCATAATAAAACCTCTCTTTCAAAATCAAAGGGGCAAACCATATAGTCTGCCCCATGTTGTCAGTAATTCTGCATAGCAGACATAACCTTAAGGTTAAGTTACTCGATATGCAGTTTTAGCATCCGCAACCAGTGTTGCAACCACATCCGCATCCGTAATATACATTAGGGTTGGGAACCTGGTATGCCGGGATGGGCGCAGGATTCACAGCGTTAATGATCTGCTGTGTCTGTGCACTCATGGCAGTAGTCAGAAGAGCATTCTGACGATCCTGAGAAGCGGCTCTGCGCAGATCGTTGTTCTCTGCCTGCAGAGTAGCGATCTTATCCTGACATAAGTAGTCAAGGATTGCTCTTGTACCGGCATTCTGACTGTCGATAATATCACGAGTGTTGTTATTCATGGTGTTCTGCAATGCGCAAGTATTCGTTGCCATATTGTAGTTTACACCCTGGATAGCTTCACTGGTATCGCAGCAGCACTGTGCTAACTGTGCTTGTAAAGCGTTAGCATTCTGCATTCCTGCTACGGTGTCTGCATTGATAGCCTGTTGGATGCCATAGCCAGTCTGTAAAATGTTGGTATTTACGCCATTAAATCCGGTAAGCATACCGTTGTTTACAGCGTAGAATCCGTCACACAGACCGTTGTTGATTCCGTCCAGTTTACCGATGATAGACTGGGTGTCGAACCCTCTTTGCAATGCAGAATCGGTGTAGTAACTGGAATTAGAGCCATTACCGCCCCATCCATTACCGCCCCAACCTCCAAAAGCGAAGAAAAGGACGAAAATAATAATCCACCATGCACCATCGTCACCCCATGCACCGTTGTTTCCATATCCGCTGTTGGCAGGCATAACAGGCATGGTAAAGGGAGTATTGTTACTCTCAAACATAATTTTTACCTCCATATAAGATTTTTTATACTTAATCTTGCAAGAATTTAGTATCTACTTCATAGGAAATTGACGCTTGAATTTTTCAAATTCAGAATCAAAATCTACGCCACGTTCCTTAGCAATATTTCTGCCAAAATTTTCAACACCTGATATGTCACCTTTTTGCGCCATTCCCATTACATTTCTAATCATGGGGTTTTGCATCATCTGACTATTTCCCATAATCCCTTGAATTATTTGTTGTGGATTTCCCATCCCTTTGAGCATCTGCATAGGATTCATCATTTTCATTCTGCATCATCCTTTCTTTGCGATTGTGGAGTTTTCCTTTGCGTTTGCGAAGTTTTCAACTGTTCAATCTTTTGTTCCAGTTCATCGAAACGCTTCATAAATACCGCTGTGGCTTCGTCTGATAGGTCAAATTTCGCTTTTTCTGTGTCTGACGGTAAATTGTTAGGGTCTGCATCTAAAACAGGCTTGTAAAGCCTTGTATAGATTTTCCCATCTGCTCCCCAGGATTTAGCATAGATCTCCGACAGGTCCTGTTTTGGGAAAAATGCTGTGTTTCCATCCATAGGAACCTCATTCGGTGCTATGCACTCTTGCGCCGGTACAATACGACCGTACATCTGTACTGTGTTTTGCTGTGGCTGTTGCATAAATTGCTGTGGTTGGAATTGCTCCTGTTGTGGCATAAACTGTCCGTACATAGGTGTTCTATACTGCGGATTGAAATAGTTCGGATTCATAATCGGCTGCGGCATGGCTATTCTCCCTTTCTTCCATTGATTCTATCTGTTTCGCAATTTCAACTTCATCAAGTGTCTGATATGTCGGCTTGTTCATAAGTCCCAACGGACTGAAATTCATAAGCATTACCCGTTTCTCCTAAAACTTCCTCGATCACATGAACCATGATTGATTGATACTTAATCGGCACTTCCCTTGTACGTTCTTTGCTGAATATATGTTCCAGTGTTTCATCTGAAAATTTGAATTTTCCCATAAGGTCATCCCTCCTTATGCTTAAATTTTGGCATAAAAAAAGACGGTATACCCGTCATGTATCCGTCACATTTCATTCAATATAAAATTATTGGAATCTTTGCAAAAAACTCCTTTCGTTTTAGGCTTGACTACTATTTTGACTACTATCCGACTACCCGTTGCCCGGGAATGCCCATTTTATCGGTTTTTTCGAGTGGAAGCAAGGGGGCTCGAACCCCTGACCTTTCGCGTGTGAGGCGAACGCTCATCCCGGCTGAGCTATGCTTCCATAATTACGCAATGCACCGAGTACGGATAAATCCGAACCCTCAACCTCCGCCAGTGTGATGGTCTTAGAACCGTCCTTATAGTTGAAAGTAAGGATTATCTTGTCCTCATAAAGATACACCGCATTTACAAAACTGTCAATCAGTCTTTGCCGCTGTTCCCGCTTTGTCACATCAAATTTGCGGAAACGGTAAATGAAAAATGCTATTTGTTCTCTTGTAAGTAAAGGCTTGTGCATTTCCTCCTGCAAAATGCTGACTTCAAGTTGGCTTTTTGTTTCCTCCAACTCGTCTAGTCTTTGCTTGGTAGACGGGGTAAAAATCCCTGCTTGAATGGCGTTGAGCATATTGTTAATACCTTTTTGTACCGACCCCTAATTGTTAGACCAAAAATCTAACGATTGGAGGTCGGTATTTTTATGGCAAAATACAGTTTCGAATTTAAGAAGCAAATTGTAAAGGAATATTTAGAAGGTAATGGTGGATACAAATATTTAGCCTGCAAATACAATGTTTCTTCTTACAATAATGTTAAAAAATGGATTATGAACTATCAACAGTTCGGAGATCAAGGATTACTACGCTCCCGACAATCTCAAAACTATACTTTCGAAAAAAAGCTGGCTATAGTAGAATTGTATTTAACAAGTGAACTCTCATATCAGGAAATAGCTTTGCAAGAAGGGATATGTGAACCACCTCTCATTGCTAAATGGGTGAGTCGCTTTCGTGCAGCTGGTCCTGAGGCATTGAGGCCACATAAGAAAGGGCGAAAAGTAACATTGAACAAATCCAGAGAAAATACTACTGTTCATTCACATAAAGAAAGCATTGTTGACACAAGTGCTGAACATGTGCGGGAATTGGAGGATGAACTTCTTAAGCTGCGGATAGAGAATGCCTTTTTAAAAGAACTGAGGAGACTGCGTTTAGAGGACGAAGCAAAAACGAGAGAACGGCGCGGATCATCAACAGTCTCCGAAGACGATTCAAACTAAAAGACCTTCTCTCCTATACAGGTATGCCTAAAGCAACATATATGTATTGGCAAAAAAGATTTGACCGTGAAGATCCGGACAGGGAAATAGAAGCAAAGCTTCTTGAAATCCGAAAAAGCAATAAGGATTATGGCTATCGTCGAATGCTTGGGGAACTTCATAATCAGGGCTATGTTATCAACAAAAAGAAAGTTCAGCGGATAATGCAAAAACTGGGATTACAGGTAACATCGTTTACGCATAGAAGCAGAAAATATAGTTCTTACAAAGGAAAAGTGGGAACGGTTGCACCTAATAGAATCCACAGACGTTTCCATACACATATATTGCATCAGAAAATAGCGACTGACACAACAGAGTTTAAATACTATGAAGTTGATGCGAAAGGACATATGACCATGCAAAAGCTTTATCTGGATCCATTTATGGATATGTGCAATGGAGAAATACTGAGCTATAGCATAGACAAACGTCCGACAGCCCAAAACATAATGAATGCGTTGGAACAGACAATAAAAATAACTTCTGATTGTCCTTATCGTAGAACATTTCATTCTGATCAGGGCTGGGCCTATCAGATGAAAGCGTATACACATCGTTTAAAGGAAGAAAGGATATTTCAAAGCATGTCCAGAAAAGGAAATTGCCATGATAATTCAGTGATGGAAAATTTTTTTGGACTGCTCAAACAAGAAATCTACTATGGAGTGATTTACTATAGCTATGAGGAATTGAAAACCGAAATAGAACGATACATAAAGTATTATAATGAGCAACGAATTAAAGAAAGATTAGGATGGATGAGCCCGGTTCAATATAGGCGCATCGTTCTGGCTGCATAAAAATAGCGTAGCAGCCATTAAACTGCTACGCTTAAAAAGTCTAACTTTTGGGGGTCACATCATTTCCCGGGTGTTTTTTCATCCATACAAATGCTGCCACACAGATCACCACAGAGATCATGGAGCCTGTCAGGAACTGCATCAGGGATGCTCCTCAGATTTTTTCCGTGGCACGCTCTTCCTCTGGATAAGTCAGTCCCCAGTCTTTTCGGATCCGGGTCATCATTTTCATAACATCCTCGGTAAGCTCAAGCTTCATTAATTCCGGATGTCCGGCGATGGCCTGTTCCATATCCTCCACCTCGTA